ACCTCGGAAGGGTATATTATGACGAAGAAATTAGATTTAGCAGGTAAGGTTTTTAATCGTTTAACTGTGATTGAAGAAAATGGTAGAACTCGATTCGGAAAGGTTAAATGGTTGTGCAAGTGTTCTTGTGGTAACGAGACAACTGTGATTGGTAGTGGTTTGATTTCTGGTAACACAACGTCATGTGGATGCCTGAAAACAGAAATTAATAGTGAAATTCATAAAATTCACGGAATGTCTAACACAAGTGAGTATCAGAGTTGGTTTGATATGAAACGTCGTTGCCTTGATCCAAAGAATGATCACTATGAAGATTATGCTGGAAGAGGGATAACTGTTCACACAGATTTCATTGAATCCTTTCAGAAGTGGTATGATGAAATTGGAGAAAAACCTGATAAAGCTCACAAATGGACTGTTGGTAGAATTGATAATAATGGTTCATATACTTATGGGAATATTCGTTGGGAGAAGAATGAAACTCAAGCTAGAAATCATTCTCGACAAAAGAATAATAAGACAGGTATTACGGGAGTTTCAACCAGAATTAGGAATGGTATTGAATATTGGAGCGCACAATGGGTAGAGCTAGATGGTACTCGTAAGAGAAAAGAATTCTCTTGTGCTAAGTATCCAAATGCAAGAGAACTGGCTATTTCTTTGCGAAAAGAGATGATTAAAGAATTAAATGAGAAAGGAGCTGGATATGCAGAATCTCATGGGAGTGATAAATGAGAGTCAAAAAACAAATAAATAAAACAGATACGGAGCCAAAAGAACGTTTAGTTTTTGCTCCTAAGTCTGAGAAGCAGAGAATGATTCTACAAGATGAAGAAACTAAGGTCATACTTTGCGGTGGTGGTATTCTCAGTGCCTCCACGTTAAAAACAACCTCTTAAACGGTGAAACTCTCTCAATGAGACAATACCGTGCCAAGCCCTTAAAAGGTGCAGTGCGTAACGACTAGTTCTTAGAACGTAGGGTCAAGCGACCCGAAACAGAGGTCTGGAGAATTTCTCCATGAAGATATAGTCTCCTCTGCATGGTGACATGCAGCAGCTTGAATAAAGCGGCATTGAATTAGCGACTCAATGTGAAGATACAGAGCTGGCGGATCGAAGTCATATACGTGTCTTTTAAAAGCATTAAAATACATACAAGACCCTGCCGCAAGGGTCGTTATCGTCCGTGAATCATATCCTACTTTGAAGTTGTCAGGTGGTTTGTGGGATGAAAGTCATAATATTTATCCACACTTCGGAGCTATACCGAAGGTACAACGTCTTACATGGGTATTTAAAAACGGAGCAACAATTCAATTCGCCGCGATGCCAGATAATCTTGATGAATGGCGCGGTATGCAAGCCACTAACTTCATTGTGGACGAATCTGCAACATTTAAAGAATCTCAGATATTGTTCTTACTGTCTCGCCTGCGTTCCGCTACATACAAGGGGGTTCTAAATTTGGTGATGACGTGCAATCCAGACGCAAATAGTTTTCTTGCAGATTGGACTCGTTATTCATGGGAGGATACTCCAGATGGTGTTCCTAAAGCTGGTACTGAAAATATAACAAGGTATTTTATTCAGCACGGGGGAGGGCTGAAATGGGGTAACAGTGCAGAAGAATTATATGAAAAATACGGAGAAGGTAAAACTTTTGGTGTTGACTTCAATCCAACCTCATTCAAATTTTACCCGCTTACTGTACATGATAACCCTACGCTTCTTAAGAATAATCCGGCGTATCTTGACAATCTTTTAAATCTTCCTCCAATAGAGCGTCTTATCTATTATTCCGGCAGTTGGACGGCTAAGGACACGGGTGCGCTTCTATTTTCAAAAGATTGGTGTGAAATGGTAGACACTATTCCGCAACAAGATATTGTAGCAAGATGTCGTGCTTGGGATTTTGCTGCAACAGAGCCATCTACAACAGGTGCTAACTCGAATCCTGATTATACAGCAGGTGTTCTAATGAGTAAAGATAAATACGGTAATTACTATGTCGAAGATGTTAAACGATTTAGATATCGTACTGACAGAGTATTGAAGGAAGTTATTGAAACAGCTTATTCTGATGGCTTGGATGTTCAGGTGTGTATCCCTACAGATATTGGAAGTGCTGGTAAAATTGCTGCTCAATATTATCTGAGAGTGTTAGCTGAATCTGGTATTGCTGCTAAAACAAAACCCGTAAATGGTCACAGTTCAAAAGCAGTAAGATTTAAACCTTTCTGTGCTCTTGCTGAATCAGGACATTTGAAAGTATTAAAAGCAGATTGGAATGATGATTTTTTCCACGAACTTGAAAACTTCACAGAAGATAAGAAGATACAACGCTATAGTAAAGATGATCAACTGGATGCGACTAGCGATGCCTTCGCAACACTATCAAGAACAGTGCAAATCCCATCATTCCACATTCCAACCTTGACTCAAGCATCACCAGTGCCAACAATTTAAACAATTTATCAGAATTTCTATTAAAATCTCAATAATACCTATTGACAACACTAGAAATTCTGATATTATTCGCAAAATAAAAATATAAGGAGTAAATATGGCGAAAGCTAAAACATTTAGCAAGAAAGCTACTTCTCCTGATGATAACACAACTCAAGCGAGATTGTCACTAAAAGAATTTGGTGTATCTGGTTTGAGAGTTAGTAATAGCGAAATCTTACAAGAACAACAGGTTGTATTCCGTTACCCACACTTGATTAAGATTGTCGAAGAGATTAGAGCTAACCCTGTCGTTGGCGCTGGTATGAATGTTTACCGATTCTATATGTCTCGAAAATCTTGGTGCTGCGAAGCAAAGGAATGGCAATCTGATGTTACTAAAGAACGTGCTAAGATTGTAGAGACAATGATGCACGATATGGAAGATAGTTGGGAATCTTTTATTCAATCTGTTATTCCTTATCTTGAATATGGATTTGATATTCACGAGATTGTACCTTATCGTCGATTAAAACGCAACGGGTCTATGTACAACGATGGACTTGTAGGTATAAAAAGACTTGCTATTAGAAATCAGGACACAATTATTAAATGGAATTTTTCAGAAGACGGCAGGGATTTAGTATCTGTGGAACAGACTATTTCTAACCAAGAGAATCAACATAGATTTAGCAATTTAGTAAACGCTAATGGAAATCTCGAAATTCCACGAAACAAATTTCTACTATTTACATCTGGCTCTCAGGCAGGGAACCCTCAAGGTGTGAGTATGTATAAGAATATCTTCCTCGCTCACAAGCAAATGACTATGCTGCAAGAACAACTCTTGCTCACTGTAGCTAAAGAAGCCAAAGGGTTGATGAAGATTGAAGTTCCAGCACAATATTTACAGGGTGATGACAGCCCAGATAAAGGTGTAGCTGCTGAGAGCTTTAAAAAGATTATTGATGGTCACAACAAAGGTACTAACTCAGGACTGCTTGTTCCCCAAGTAATTGATCCTGAATCCAAACTACCAATGTTCAATTACAGTTTGTTAGAATCCAAAGGTAGTCCTTCTATTGATGTTATCAAAGCTATTCAAGAATTGAAGAAAGATATTCTAGTTAATATGTCTGTTGATGTGTTAGCTCTTGGTACAACAGGTAGCGGTAGCTTCTCATTGGCTGAAAGTAAAACATCTATTCTTGCTCTAGCTATTGATGCTCGTTTAAAAGAAATTCAGAATGTGCTGAACAAACACTTGATGAAATACATCTATGAGCTTAATGGTTGGGATACTTCCGAAATGCCTTGCTTTGTTTACAGAGACAATGAGGATATTGATCTTGCAGATTTCAGCAGTGCTGTTCAACGTATCACAGCAGTAAGTGCTATTGAAATGGATAGAGAGTTCTTAAATAAAGTGAGAACAGCTCTTGGATTGCAGACAAAACCAGAAGATGAGCCAATTAATGAAGATTTACTTCCATCAAATGTGACAGGACAAAGTTCAAGATCAGGAGATGGGATGACTGTTGGTAGTTCTGGTGATGGTACAAGTAAGATTGGCGGTGATTCAAGTAAAGTTGATCGCTCTATTGCAAATAAGGAGAATAAATAATGTCTCACGAATTATTGCGACTTACAGGTGAGCTTTATGATGTTCCTCACCTTGTTTCGCTGGATGGTTTCAACCGTGTAATAAACTATTTAGAACTAAGAAATGCTGGTCTTGCTTCTATGCCTACGCATAAACAAGAACCTGTTAAGAAAGAGTTTTATGATACTAAAACTAAAGTAGCTACGATTTCTCTAATGGGTACTACCACTTACCGTCATTCTGAAATGAATGCTTTATGTGGACTTACTTCGTATGAAGGTATTCTAGCTCAAACTCAAGAAGCTATTGATGCTGGAGTGAAGAAGATTGTACTTCACATTGACAGCGGAGGTGGATCAGCTCAAGGTTGTTTTGCTTCAGCGAATGAATTTAGACAAATGTGTGATGCTGCTGGAGTCACTGTTTACGGATTTGTAGATGGTAGTTGTTGCTCTGCTGCTCTTGCTTGGGGTGTTGTATGTGATGTATTGGTTGCCGATCAATATTCTAATATTGGGTCTTTAGGTGTACTGGTTGCATTGAAAGATACCTCTGAAGCAGATGCTAAAGAGGGAGTTAAAACTATTTATATCACTGACGGAGCAAGTAAAGTCCCATTTGATGAAAATGGTAAATATAAATCTGAATTCCTGAAAGAACTGCAAGACAAAGTAACTTATCTTGGGGATGAATTTAGAAAGCATGTGAGTATGTACACAGGAATTCCTGTTGATAAATTAAAAGACACTCAAGCTAAGGTGTACATGGCGAATGATGCAATGAATATCGGATTTATTAACAAGATAATGACTAAAACAGAGTTTGTTTCATATGTGATGAATGGAGAGATGTAATGATTGATCGTTTTAAAAAGTTTTTTTCTGCGGAAGCAGATTCAACAGTAGCAGAAGCTACACAACCTGAGAATGGAGAGTCTATGACTACAAATAAAGAGCAGCCTGAATTGACTGCTGAAGATAATACAGCAGAATTGGCAGCTCAATTAGCCTCTCAGTCTGCTGCCCTTGAAGATTTGCAAGCTAAGTTTGCAGAATTGAATTCTAAATACGAACAAGCAACTGAAGCTCTGGCTAAAGTTGAGTCCGATAAAGAAGACTTGGTAGCTAAAGCTGCCGAAGCTCGTATGACAGCACGTAAAGAAAAATTGGAAAATGCTGTAGGCTCTGAAAAAGCCTCAACATTGCTTTCCTCGTTAGATGTATTAGATGACGCAGCATTCGACGCTGTTGTTTCTAGTATGAGTGTAAATTTGGACAAAGAACAAAAATCTGCCATGTTTACAGAAGTAGGTGTGACAACTGAAGCAACAGAAGTCAAGCCAGCACATTTTAAAGACTATATCAAAACTAAATAAATAAGGATATAAAATGACTAAATTAGCAACTCGTAGTAATAAACTTTCTTCTGTACTGGCATGGGAACTGGAACCAGAACAAGGCGTATGTCGTGAAGAAGTTACGGTGGTTATGCAAGCAGGTATGGATGTCGGTAGTGTTGTTGTATTCGACGGTACAAGCAAATACGTTTGGGTACAAGCATCTGCTGTAGCCACTCTGAACGCTGACGTTTGTATTGTTCTGACAGCAGATAAAGATATTCCTTCTATGGCAGCAGGTGATCAAAAAATGACTGTTCTGAAACGTGGTCATGCAAAAGTTGTTGGCGCTTCTCTGAACTACAAAGATGCTCTGACAGCACCACAAAAAGCCACCGTTATGGCTGCCCTCAAAGCTAAAAACATTCTTGACACAGTTAAAGTTTAATATTTTATAGGGATAATAATAATGAATATTCGTGATTACTACAACAGTTTTAAACAAACAGATTTCGTAGATGGTATTACCCAAACTCCTCTGCAATATGGCTACATCAACAGCCTGAACCTGTTTAATTCTAAAGGTACAAATCAAACTGCGATTGTGTTTGACAAAGATTATTCTACCACTACCTTGATGCCTCAAGTTGTTCGCGGGACTAAATCCTCGACTCAAGGTAAAGACCGCAATGTTGAAACTTTCGCACTGCGCACTGCTTACTTCAAACACTCTGATCGTTTGACAGCAGAAGATATTCAAGGTTGGCGTAAAACTGGTAGTGCTGAGTCTGAAACTCTGGCAAATGCAACTGCTGAGAAACTGCAAGACATGCGTTTGGCATACGATCAAACCGCTGAGTACATGAAACTCCAAGCTCTGAAGGGTGTTTTCAAAACTCCTGACGGTACTGTGATGGCAGATATGTTCTCTGAGTTTGGTATTACTCAGACTTCTATTGACTTGGCTTTGGGTACTGCTGCTACTGACGTAGATTCTAAATTCCGTCAGATCAAATCTGCTGTAGCTAAAAATGTTCTGAACGGTGGTGCTATTGGTGGTGTTGAGTTTATCGTTGATCCTCTGACTTTCGATAAATTGATCTCCCATCCGAACATGAAAACTGCTTACCAGTATTACATGAACTCTGGTCGTCAAGCTCTGCGTGATGATCTGTCTCAGTACACTAAATACGGTATCCAAGACGTGTTTGAACATCGTGGTGTTCGTATTGTATCTTACGATGCAACTTTCAATCTGCCAACAGGCTCTACTGAAAAAGCATTTGCTGATAACACTGGTATCGCATTCGCTTCTGGTGTTCGTGATCTGTTCCGTGGTTACTTTGCTCCAAGCAATAAGCTGTCTGCTGCAAATCAAAACGGTCAAGAAATCTACATGAACACTAAAGTTGATGAAGATGATGAATACGTCGAGTTCACTCTGGAATCTGCACCTTTGTACTTCTGTACTCGTCCAGCTTCTTTGATTGCTTTGACAACTAACTAATCAAGAGAATAAGAACAACTCAGAAATGGGTTGTTCTTTAATTATTTAAGGAGGTGAAATGATTGATCCTACTACCAATGTTGGAAAACTTCGACTAAAGGTTGGGGATGTACAAGACCTACCTATTCTTCCAGATTTAGTTTATTCTCAGACATTGACAGACAATAATGATAACATTAATCGCTCTGCTCAAACAATAGCTGGTTATATTGCGGCAATTCTTTCACAAAGAACAAAAGAGCGACTATCTTTTATTGAAATAAATGGCGCTGACACTTTTGACAACTACATGCAGTTCATTAAGCAAGTGATGTTGAATCCAAGTATGAGTGGTGTTTCTCCAATTCCATATTCAGGTACTGATTCCTCTACAAATCAATTGATTAAGTTCACTCAAGATTGGTACGGAGGATTCTCTACTATTACGCAATCAGAGGATATGGATATCATTGCTAATGGAGGAAGCTACGATGAATCAATTTGACGGCGTAGTAGCTAGGATGATGGCTTCTTATGGAGGTAGTGCTTTGCTACGTATTACAGGAGAAGGTGGTACATACATAGATGGTGAGTATATTCCTAATCCTTCGTTTGACAAACCAGTAAAGATTATCTTAGATGAGTATCCACAATATTCTCTTGGTGAGAAATCTAACTTTGGTACTCTTGTATTAGAAGGTGATAAACGTTGCTTAATGCAACCTACTCATAAAGCAAATCCAAATGATCTTCCTTATGAAATTAAAGCAAACAAAGATACTTTAATTATTAATGGAACTGAGTGGAAAATTGTAGGAATGAAGCAGATTAATCCTTCTGGTATGGATGCTATTATTTTTGAACTTCATATCAGAAAATGATATTGACAATTCAAAAAAATATCATATAATTCGGGACATTAAAGATATGGGACAATTTGCAGAAAGCATCAGGCTTAGTATAAATAAAATTCAAGAAGAGCTTGATAGAGAATTGAATAAATTAGCTTTAGACACATTCAAAGATGTTATTCAAAATACTCCCTCTGGTTGGCAAGATTCTCCTTACGCTGAAGGTCTTTTGGTAAATAACTGGTTTCCTAAAGTAAAAGGTTTTTCCACAGAAACGACTAGCACTAAAAGCTTATCTGGATATGACAGTTTTAATCGTCTTACTCAGCTTGTTGATGCAAAGATATTCTATAAAAAAGATAATTCAGTAACTTTGACAAACAATATAGATTATGCGTATAGAGCCGAAGTATTGGGTTGGAAACCAACATCTGAACATCCTAATTGGAAAGGTGCTGCTCCATACGGAATGATAGCAAAAGCTTTAATTAAAGCAAAATCGAAAGTGTGAGGTATGAATGGGTATTAGCTCTCTTAGAATAGAAGTAGAAAATAAAATCAAAACATGGGCTAATAGTAAAAATCCTGTTATCCCTATTTCTTATGAAAGTGTTCCTTTTACAAAACCTGACACTACTTGGATTGAAGTATTTATCATTCCAGCTATGACAGATAATACCACACTTTCTATGCAAAGAAAAACTCTTAAAGGAATTATTCAGATTAATCTTTATACAAAAGATGGAGTTGGTACTAAGTTATCGGAAACTCTTGCTGAAGAGATTATCAATATTCTTCCTGCAACAGCTAAATCTCAAAATTTAAGCATTGAGAAAACAGGATATATTATGTCTCCTGTCAAAGATGCTCAGTGGAGGGTTACTCCGATTCGTTTTGAATATAGACAAGAATCTTATTAATTATAAAGGAAAATAAATGGCAGCTTTAACTCTGACAACATTTGCGAGTGCTTCTGGTGCTGTAACAGCTTCTGTAAACACCGCATCTACAAGTGACACATTTACATACGTAAAAGGTAGTGGTCAGCTTCTGGAACTGGATAATACAACTGGTGGAAGTTTGACTTTGAACATTAAAGGTAGTGCTCCTAGTGCTGCTTACGTTGTACCAAATACTTCTACTACTGTTGATTTGTCTACTGGTTTGAATGTAACTGTTGCAGCAGGTGTTAAGAAAATTATTAATCTAGATAAAATCAGCGCATATCTGGATGGTAATGGTACTGTAACTCTCTCTGGTGCAGCAACTCTGAAAATCACAATTTACGCATAATAAAGGAATAATAAAATGGCATTAGGCGATATCCACAGCGCAGCCCTTACCAAGCTGTCGATTGCTACAACTTCTGGTGTAGCTACAGAAGACTTGGCTGGTTTCCAAGCAAAAACATATGTCGAAGTTGGTGAAGTAACCAGTATCGGTGATTTTGGTGCTAAATATAATATCATTAATCATTCTCCTCTGGCTAATCCTATTATCAAGAAATTCAAAGGTAGTAAAGATAACGGCAAAGGTAGTTTTGAATTTGCTAATAAAACTACTGATGCTGGTCAGATTGCAATGAAAGCTGCATCTAATTCTTACAGCTCTTATGCAATTAAAGTAGAAGAACAAGACGGTAGTGTAACATATTTCTTGGCTTTGATCTCTGGTTTCTCTAAGAAAATCGGTACTATTGATAATATTGTATCTATCTCTGCTGACTTTGAAATTACATCTGCACTGGTAGAAGCATAATAAACGGGAGGAAATTCCTCCCCTCTCTTTGTACGAAAACCCACTAAGAGGTTGTACATTCACTTGTTTATAAAGGAAAATATAATGAATCTCTCTAAATTTAAAGCTAAAAAAGAATCTGTTCCAATGGTTATTCGTCATCCAGAAACAGGCGAAGAACTGACGAATGATAAAGGTAAAAAGTGCTTGTGTTACATTCACGGAAATGCTTCGAGTAAGTTTCAAGATTTCTTAGTGGAAGAAGTTAATGCACAGCTTAAGAAAACAATCGGTAAGAATGAACCTCCATCAGCGGTAAAAGATTACAAAGAAATGATGGAAGATGAGACAAAAGAACTTCAAGCTCGTGTTGATAAATTTGAGAATGTTGAGTTTGAAGAATATGATGTATCTACTCCAGAAGGTATTGCTGGTGTAATGGCTGATCCATCCTACGAATGGCTACATAATCAGGTGAAAGTGTTTGCTGCTAAAAAATCAAATTTTTTCTAACCTGCCAAAATGAATTAATCTTATTTGCTAGACAGATGGGTTGGTATCAATCTACACCAGACGGAGAAAAGCAAACAAGAGCTGAAAAATTTAAAACTCAGACTGAGGGACTAGAGCTTGACTTGCCGAAGTGCGAGGCTGAGTATCTAGTCCCTTTTTTCATTGAGGCAGGTAAATTCTCGGCTACAGGGAATGGAATTGTTGCATTAAGTTGGGTAGATATTAATGCTTGGCTTGAAGTCACTGAAAGAAACCTCTCACTATGGGAGAAACAAACTATCAAGCTTATGAGTGAGCATTTCGTTAATGAGTATTATGCTGGAAGAGAAAAGGACAGACAAGCTCCTTATATTTCTCTGAAAACTGAAGAATTATTGAAGGCAAAACGAAAAGCTGTAGCGAGTGCTTGGAAGTCATTCAAAGCTAATTATAATAATGAATAGACAAAGGAATAAACATGGCTATTGAAGTAAGTAGCATTGCAATTGAAGTAAAGTCTCAGGGTATTGCGCAAGCTGCTCAAGACATGAAAGCTCTTGCAGAAGCAGCAAGGAATGTTGATAAAGAGACTCGCACTCTTTTGTTAACTACTGCTAAAGCTGCCGCAAAGAGGCTTGTTGACGAAGATGCTCGTAATAAATTAATTCAACAAAAGCAAGATATTTGGAATTACAATCAATCTGTGAAAGAATATGTAGCTGCGCATACAGAGGCTTTAAAGATTAATCGTGCTTTGAAAGCTGAAGAAGATCGTAGAAATATTATTCAACAGAAAAGAGATTATGAATCCTACACTCAATCTGTAAAAGAGCAAACCTCTGCTTTACAAGAAGAAGCTCGTGCTGCCGCTGCATTAGAAAAAGCTCACGGCATGGCTTTGGAAATGAATAAACGTTTTGATCGTAAGGCTATGATCGAACAACAAAGAGGTGTTTCTCAGTCCGCTAGAGAACAAAGTAAGGCGCACGACGAAGCAACAGCAGCTTTGGGGAGATTGAATAACAGTGGTAGTATTTTTAATAATACATTAAAATCTATGGCTGTAGCCGCAAGTGCTTATCTTGGAGTTAATTTCGCTAAAGGTATTGTTGAAGCCGGTGATGCTTGGGGTACGATGCAAGCTAAACTTCAACTATCTACTGGTAGTGCTGAAGCAGCAAAGAAAACTCAAATGGAGTTGTACGATCTTGCTCAGAAGATTCGTATTCCTTTAGCAGATAGTGCGCAGCTATACAATCGTATGTCCATTCCTATGCAGAAGCTTGGTAAGTCTTCTCAAGAGACAATGGGAATGGTTGAGTCTATGGGACTTGCATTGAAGTTGTCTGGTGCAACAGCCCAAGAAGCAAGTTCTGTTATGTTGCAGTTCTCTCAATCTATGAATGCTGGTAGATTGAACGGTGGTGAATTTAATGCTGTAGCAGAAGGTGCTCCAATTATCCTGAGAGCTATCGAAGAGGAATTAAGACGCACTGGTAAATGGGGAGAGAACACTACTGAAACTCTTAAAAAGATGGGGTCAGAAGGTAAGATCAGTTCTGAATTATTGGCTTCTGCATTGAATAATGCTTTACCTAAATTTAGGCAGGATTTTGAGTCCCTTCCTCTTACAGTAGATGGAGCGATGCAACGTGTAAAAAATAGTTGGTTGGTTGCTATTGGTACAATGTCTCAAAATACTAAATTGAACGAGGAATTAGCGCGTACAATCGGTAGTCTTGAGAGAATGCTACCTGCTGTAGCAGAAGGATTAATTAGAGCATTTGTCGCTATACACGACAATATCAAACCAATAGCTGTTGTTATTGGTGCAATGATCGCTAGTAATTTTGTAACTTGGCTTGCATCTGCCGCCACAGCAGCTATGACATTTTCTACTGCTATTGGAACTATTGCTACAACATCTGGGATTGCTGCCACTGCTTTACAACTTATTCCATTTGTACCTGTATTAACCGCTGTAACAGCTTTAGCTGGTGGTATTGGTTACATGGGAGCTAAACTACTGTTTAGTGAGGATGGTAGTAAGAAAGCTGCCACAGCCACTACAGTATTTAAATCATCTGTAGAAGAAGCTATTGAACAGGTTGGTAGAGAGAACGATGAATTAGATCGTCAATATAAACTGCTGAAAGGTATTGCTTCTGAGAAGAGCAAAGCAGGATCATCCGGCGGACAGGACTTGTTGAGAGAAACATCTTTACAACTTGAACAGAATCAGAAGATTGCTGACAGGTTTAGAGAAAAAGGTAAGATCGCTCTTGCTGAGAGTATTGATAAACAGAATGAAGAGTTGAAGCAGAAGATTCAATCCTTGAAGCTTGATTTAGAAGTAAAAGAACTTGCTGGTGAGATTAATAAAAAGATTCTCGACAGGCAAGAGACAGCTAAATACACTGCTGAGTTGAATAAAAAACTTCGATTCGACACTAAGTCTTTAATGGAAGAAGAAATCCGTAACATTGATAAGTCTAAGTTATCTTCCGAAGATTATGTAAAAGTTGTCGCTAAAATCAAAGAAGGGTATGCTTCTACGACTTCAATTAGAAGAGTAAGTCTCAACCTTGCTGAAAAAGAAGCTGCTGCATTAGAAGAAGTATTAGCTAAACAGCGTGAATTACTTGGCATTGAAGGTGATGGCAAACGTACATCTGCTGAGAAAAAGCTTACTCAATTAGAAGCTCAAAAAACTAAACTTGAGCAAATGACTGCTGCACAGGCTGCTAAAGACAATATCGATAAGAAGGCTGCTATTACGGACATTGACGCTGCAATAGCGTTAGCTAAACGTAGAGCTGGTATTGAATCTCAGATTGTATCTATTGAAGAACAAAAGAAAGTTGAAGCAGAGTTTACTAATGGTCTGAAAGAGAAGTTAAAAACTCTTGAAAAAGAAGCTGAAAGTTATGATCGCAAAGCTCAATCCATTGGTTTAGAAAAAGATGCAGTTGCAAAACTTGCTGCTCAACAGGAAGCTGAAACACTGAAGAGTATGCAGCGTCAACAAGCTAAACAAACTGACATTGATTTGCAAACTAAAATTGCTGACGCAGCCAATCGAGTTTATGAAGCTGAAAAGAAAATAGCTGATCAGAGGAGAGCTGAAAAAGTAGCAGAGTTGATGCAGAAGGTAAACATTGATCCCACTTCAATTGATGAAGCTAAAAAAGCTAAATTAAGACTACAAGCTGCCGAAGATGTTAAGTTGGTAAATAGTGTTGATATCACGCAAGACCCTGTTATCACTACAGAACAAGCTAAGGCTGATGCCCGTCTTGCAATCGCAAGGAAGCTTAAAGAAGACTTAGACGCAATTGACGCTGCTCGTGTTCAAGTGCAATTGACCTCTGCTGAATCTATTGCTGGAAGTCTTGCTTCTATTGCTGCAAATACCGCTGGCAAACAGTCTGGTATTTATAAAGCAATGTTCGCTGTTCAGAAAGGCTTCGCTATAGCCAAAGCTATGATGGATATTCAAATGGCTGTATCCAGTGCATCTTGGAGTCTTCCGTTCCCTGCTAACTTAGGAGCTATGGCTACAGTTGCTGCTTCCGGTGCTTCTATCATTAGTAACATTATGAGTCTTGGCTACGAAAAAGGTGGTTATACTGGTAATTATGGAACATCAGAAGTAGCTGGTGTAGTTCATGGTCAAGAGTTTGTTGTTAACGCATCTGGTACTGCACGTCATAGAGCTTTGCTTGAAGCAATTAATAGAGGTCAAGACCCTGCTATGATTGATAACATTATTAACATGCCTCCTCCATCTGTTGTAAGTAATAGTAATGGCGGAATGAATGTTACTGTAGAAAATCATGGTAC